GGTGTATACGGTATCGTTAAAGAAAAAGACGGATACTACGTAAAAAAAGGTTTAAATGAAAGTTCATTGGACTACATTGGTGGTCTTTTCATGAAAAACAAAAATAAATTTGGTTCATATTCTGAGGCACTAAAACGACTTGAGTTATTAAACGGTCAAGAAAGTTTACAAGAAGCCACAAAATATGTTCTTAAACAAAATAAATCTGCCGAAACATCGATGCCAATTGAAGAGCCATCTATGCCAACTGAGGAACCAATGCCATCTGATTTACCATCAGAACCAATGGCGGATGAGACACCAGCAATGGACGATTTAGGTACTGAACCATCTCCAACTGATGAGTTACCTTCAGATGAGTCGGGAACTCCGAAACCATCTGATTACATGGCTGAAGTTCAAAAATTTGCAGGTAAATTAGGTCAAGAATTGAGAGACCAAAAAGAGAAAATGGAAAGTGACGACATTAAATACGTTCTTAACATGATTATCTCGGCGGTTGACTTAAATAAACTTGAAGAAGAGGACCTTGACGATGTGGCTAAAAAATTCGAAAGAGATGAAGAAGATATGATGGGTGATGAGGGTGAGATTCCGTCGGAAGAACCTGAAGTACCTTCTGAAGAGCCAGAATCTGATGAAGATTTGGAAGAAATGTCAGCAATGGACAAATTAGAAAGTTTTGTTAATATGCCAGCAGTTCAAGATGAAGAAATTGATTTGAGCAAATATGCTGATTTAGGTTCTGTACAAGAAGATGACCTTAGAGAAATTGACTTGGAGGAAATAAAGAAAGAAATTAACAGAAATATTGAGGAGACTTTAGGTAAATATTTTAAATAAGATGCGTTTAATATTCGTCAACGAAATCGGTTCCGATTACAAAAATCAACGACAGTACGAATTCATCTTTAGTTCAAGTGCCGAAATTGATATGGAGGAATGGTTTGACGTTCCCGCATCTTCGACAATGGCCTCTAAGTCCCCAACTATTGAATATATCGACCTAGTAGGTCTATTACGTGACACCGATGTGGTTTTTGAGTTGATACAAAACTCCGACTATTTCGGTGTTATTGATGCTGTGGATGGTATAATTGCTATGGCTTGGGAGAAATCCAATTTCGATATGGAAGAGGATAGAATGTTTTTCCGTTTTGGTGAATCCATGGAGTCAGTAGAAAAAAAATTAAAATCAAGAGGTCATACTTTAGAAAACCAAGAATTAAAATTTAAATCAATATGAAAAGAAAAGATATAATTGAGAGGCTATTATCTGAAGGGTTTTCAGAAAAGACCCTTTCTCGTATGGGTGACAGGGAACTTTCGGTTCTTGCTAAAACTGTTTTGAAAGAAGCGGTTATGATTAAGTCAGGTAACGTTAAGGACATTGAAAATGCGAAAAAATTAGGTAAGACAATTGAAACTTACGAAGAAAAGACTGAGGAAGAAAACGAAGTTGAAAATGAAGAATGGTCTCATGTTCAAAAAGAAAATGAAGTAGAATCGTGGGTTTTAAATTTAGCGGAAGAAAAATTCAGTACCTTCACCAAAAAAAGTGAAATTATGGAAATTATCGGAACCAAGGTTAAAGAAACTTCAACACCAATGCCGGCGAACAAAGCACGTAAAGGACATAACGGTGTTCCTGAATTTATGAGTTATGATGCTATCGTTAGTAATCAACCTTCACCTTCACCAGCGGAACCCGATATTGATACACCAACAAAACCTGGAACACCTGAGAAACCTTCTAAACCGAAGACTCCATATGAGCCAGGTCCTGGTACGAACCCTAAACCCAAAGCAATGGGAGAAGAAAAAAATAAAAGACGATAATGGAATTTTCTAAAAAGAATTTGTTATCTTTGATGCGAGAAAATATCGAAGAGATGGCAATGGATTTTGACAGTGAGGATAGACCTTACCAAGGGTTACAAGATAAGTTAGCACAAGGAGATACTCCTTTAAAAAAAATCCCTTTACCTCAAACAGATGAAGAACCCAATAAAAACTTTCAAGAACTTCTTGCTTCTGAAAGATATAGACAGGTGGTTAGTCGTGTAAGAGAATATACAGGAGTACAAACACCAATTAGAGGTGAACAAGGTATCATGCCTTTGGCTCAAATGATGATGACGGCTCATAATGAAATCGTTCAAACAGAAAGAGCACACAGAGAAGAATTAGAACAATTAGCAATTGAATTGGTAATTAAAGAAATGGGAATTCCTGAAGGAGCCCTACAATTTGATGCTAAGATTGTTGGTATGGGTGAAATCGATACTGACAACTTTAACAGAGAAATGGAACAACAGCAACCAAACATTGACGCTGTTGATATTGAGCAAGATTTAATGGGTGATTTGGAATCAATGACCATCGAAAAGGCTAAAAGAAGATTAATTAACAATATGATACAAGGGGCATCTAAAAAAGGTCACTACATGTATCATTACGTCGCAGATAAAATTAGAGAGATTACGGGTTCAGAGAGTTTAATTGGGCAATATGGTATTTTGATGTCAATCAATGATACTCTTTATTGGCAATTAAGTGACGAAACTATGAAAGCCATGATGGGTGGTGGTGGAGCTGAAGGTTCTGTTGGTGGTAAAGAGGAGGTTGATAGAAATACAACACCTCCAACTATTGTTGCAAAAGGTTTAAACTTCCCAATTTTAGTTCACGAACTTATTAAAGGAGTAATGGAACTATTCGCAATTCAAGGTAGACCAAAAGATACCGAAGGAAACGAAGATGAGGAAACTTGGTCTGACGTTGAGGGTTCTGAGGACACATTAGAAAAGGAAATGTGGGATTTACGTTTAGGTCCAGCAATTTGGGATAGAATCAGAAAACAATTTCCTGAGGAGATTTTAATAGACGAAAACAAATATGAGTTACAGAACTATTTGATGGTTGAAATTTTTAAATTACCGGCTAGAGAGTTTTTAGTATTCATGAAAGAAGTACTTTCAGGTTCTGAAGGTGGAAAAAGACTTATGAACGAACTAATGTCAGGAATTGACCAAATGTTTAAAAACCAAGATTATCAAAACGCAATCGCCGTATTCAATGATGATTTAGAAAATATTAACGACGAAACGGATGATGATAATCTGAACGACTTCTTAGGAAGTCTCGGAATAAAGATGTCGGACGACGATGACGAATAAATGAAAGGGAGTTTTTAACTCCCTTTTTTTATATTTATATATATGAATAATAAGATAGAACAATTAAGAGAGTATGCCCGAATAATGAAGGATGCTCCATATGCTTTAAGAACCTACTTAACAACATACGATAACACACAAAAAAAATATGTTCCGTTAGAGTTATTCCCTGACCAAGTTCAATTAATCGAGGATTACGAAACATACAATGAAAATATTACAAGAAAGTATAGACAGGCCGGTGTTACAACCGTAACCGCCGCGTGGATTTCAAGGAGATTGCAATTGGCAAAACCTGATGAACCTGAAAGGGTTTTATTAATTGCCAATAAAAAAGATACCGCAGTTGAGATGGCGAATAAAGTTCGACATTTCTTAGACCAATGGCCAGATTGGTTGAATGTTGGGTTTTCACCCGATAAAAATTCGGAAAGTAGATTTAGATTAAATAATGGTTGTGAGGTTAAGGCGGTTGCGACATCTGCGGATGCGTTACGTGGATATACCCCAACAATACTTGTATTTGATGAGGCAGCATACATTGAGGCTGGAGATGATTTTTGGGCAGCATCTATGGCATCACTATCTACGGGTGGTAAGATTATTCTTGTATCAACTCCAAATGGATATGACCCGATTTACTATGGTGTTTATGACCAAGCAATACGTGGAGTGAACGATTTCCATATAACGGATTTAAGATGGTTTAAAGACCCTCGTTACACAAAAGACTTACGTTGGATTAAATGTCCCGATATTTGTCATTACATGTTGAATAGAGAACAGTATGATGATGATGAGGTGGTTTTATATGATTTCGATATCGAGAAGTACACTGAATTAGAAGAATTAGGGTATAAACCATTTTCATCTTGGTTTGAATCTATGTCTAAGAAGTTTAAATATGATAGACGTAAAATTGCTCAGGAATTAGAGTGTGATTTCTTGGGTTCAGGGGATGGAGTAATTCCCGGTGATGTACAAGACAACATTACTAAAAATATGGTTCGTGTACCTAAAGAAAAGTACATGCAAGGTACGTTTTGGCAATGGAAAGAACCTGTTCAAGGACATAGATACATTATGGGTGTCGATGTAAGTAGAGGTGATAGTGAAGACTTTTCATCAATTAACATTATTGACTTTGATGAAAGAGAACAAGTCGCCGAATACATTGGTAAAATACCACCAGATGATTTGGCATCGGTTGCATATAAATGGGGTATTTTATATGAGGCATTTATTGTAATTGATATTACGGGTGGTATGGGTGTTGCGACATCAAGAAAATTACAGGAATTAAACTATAGAAACCTTTATATTGATGGTGTAAACACTAAAAACATTTGGGAGTATAATTCAAAGGCAATGGATAAGATTCCGGGTCTAAATTTCAATAACAAAAGAACTCAAATTGTTGCCGCGTTTGAAGAACAATTAAGAAAGGGATTTCAAGTTAGGTCAACTAGATTAGTTAACGAACTAAACACATTTGTTTATTTAAACGGTAGACCTGACCATATGAAGGGTCATCATGATGATGCAATTATGAGTATGTCAATGGCGTTATACGCCGCGGATATGTGTTTTAATCAATTAGAAAAAAATGAAAATGCCAATAAGGCTATGTTAGAATCGTGGACGGTTTCCGAGAGAACATACGAACCTAACAAATCATTTTATTCATATGGTACCGCATTTGACCAAATTGGCTCTATGGGGGTTGACGCTAACGGAATACAACAATTACATAGTCCAGCAACCAAAGATAACTATAGAGAGTACTCATGGTTATTTTCTAAAAGAAAATAATACGACTTTATTATAAACCTAAAATTATTTATATTGTAAAGAAAACTATTTATATACATGGCAGATAACAATTTCACTGTATTTCAGAGGTTAACGAAAATGTTTGGATTTCCCGGTCAACTAAAACCCGAGGAAACCAATTCATTTAATTTCTCTAAAGATGAAATACTAAAAACAAATAGCAGGGAAGAATATGAAAAGGCGATGTTGCAAGCACAACAAAGTCAATATGTTGCTGACAAGTGGACAAAACTCGAACAATCCCTTTACAACCAATCGGTTTATTATGAACCAAATAGGTTGTCGGCTTATTACGATTATGAATCAATGGAGTTTACTCCTGAGATTTCTGCGGCATTAGATATCTACGCTGAAGAATCAACCACCTTATCTGAAAAAGGTGAGATACTAACAATATTTTCGGAATCAACTAGAATTAAAACAATTTTAGAGGATTTATTCTTAAACAGATTAGACATTAACACAAACCTACAGATGTGGTCTAGAGGGGTGTGTAAGTATGGTGATAACTTTGTTTATATGAAGATTGACCCAGAAACAGGTATTGTTGGTTGTCAACAATTACCAAATATAGAAATCGAAAGAATTGAAGGTGCGGCATCTAAAACACCAAATCCGAAGGATGCAAAGACTCCTTCAAGAGAGTTAAGATTCCAATGGAAGAACAAGGATATGGAATTCCAAGCATGGGAAATCGCCCACTTTAGATTATTGGGTGATGATAGAAAATTACCTTATGGTACATCTATGTTGGATAAGATTAGACGTATTTGGAAACAATTACTTCTTGCGGAAGATGCGATGTTGATTTATAGAACAACAAGAGCACCCGAAAGACGTGTATTCAAAGTATTCGTCGGTAACATGGATGATAAGGATATTGAAGCATACGTACAACGTGTTGCAAATAAATTTAAAAGAGACCAAGTCGTTGACAGTAGAAATGGTAACGTAGACATGAGATATAATCAAATGGCGGTCGACCAAGATTATTTCATACCTGTACGTGACCCCGCACAAACCAACCCAATTGAAACATTACCGGGAGCACAAAACTTAGGTGAGATTGCGGATATTGAATACATCCAAAAGAAAATGTTAGCTGCACTTCGTATACCTAAGGCATTCTTAGGTTTTGAAGAGGTGGTTGGTGACGGTAAAACATTAGCGTTAATGGATATCCGTTTCGCTAGAACCATCAATAGGATTCAAAAATCAATGATTCAAGAATTAAACAAAATTGCACTTATGCATTTGTATCTTCTTGGATTGGAGGATGAGTTGGATAATTTTACATTATCATTAACTAATCCTTCTGCACAATCTGATTTATTACGTATTGAGCAGTGGAAAGAAAAAATAGTTCTTTATAAGGATGCAACGTCTGACCAATCACAAGTTGGTATATTACCAGTGTCACACACATGGGCTAAGAAAAACATTCTTGGTTTTAGTGACTCTGAAGTAATTCTTGATTTACAACAACAACGTTTGGAAAGAGCAATGGGATTTGAATTAACCAATACTCAGAATGTAATTAAACGTTCAGGAATATTTGATGAAGTCGATTCTAAGTACGGTGTTCCTGAAGAAGAAAGAGAACAAGGTTCAGAGGCACCTGCCGGCGGTGACGCGGGTGGTGGAATGGATATGGGTGGCGGGGAGCCAGCAGCACCTGAAGCCGCACCTGAGGCACCATTAAGTGAATCATTTAAAAAACGTAAAATACTGGGAATGTTAGGTGAAGGAAACGAATTTAACGACTTATTTGATATGAATAAGGCACAACAGAATATTTATGAAATAGAAAATAAATTAAAAGATATACTAAACGAACAAGAATAATGTCAAACTTTGGTAACGTAAAAATGAAACTGTTAAATAAACTAACAGAATCCTATACTTCAGATAAGAAATCTGAGGTGAAAAAAATTTTAAAACAAATTAAATCAGATAAGAATCTGTCAGAAATGTACATGTTCTATGAGGATATTGAAAATAAAAACATCTCAAATACTGAGTCTGCAAAATTGTTCGTTGAACAAGTAGAATCATTGTTGATAGAAAAAACAAAAGTAATCAAGGAGTCTTGTAAATCTTTAGATAAAATTTTGGGTAATGTACCAATTGAAAAAAATGAAATCTATGAGTGTTTAGACGTTATTTCTGAAGGGAATACTTTGTTAAACATTGAAAAAAAGGTTGAGTCTAAAATGAAATTGATTTCTCACTTAACTAAAGAAAAAACAACTCAGGTTGCGGAATCATCAACACACACAGATAATCAATCATTATTAAATGCGGTATTGGTAAATAACTTTAACATTAAATTTGTTGATTTTATGAATGAAGACCAAAAAGAAACATTTAAGAAAATTGTTTCAATGGAGGAGTCTGAATTGAAATCTGAAATGGAGTCATTAAGAGAAAGTCTTAACACTAAGATTGATTCCCTTTTAACCGAATCAGACAACGAATTGAGTGATAAGTTAACCAACGTTAAAAACGATGTTAACCAATCAACCGTATCAAAATACAATTACTTTAGATTAATAGAATTAAAGAGTAGTTTGGATTAATCTTCAGGATTGTTCTTACTTTGTTTATACACTGCCTTTAATTTTTGACTTCTTTTAACAACAGAAGGTTTAACGAATTGTTGCCTTTCTCTTAGTTGTTCATTTTGTTTAGTCTTACTAACCTTGAATTTGTACTTTTTAAGTGCCACTTCAAGGTTTTTTTCTTTTAATACGTTTACAATTATCATGTGTTTTTACAATTATAATAAAATTATTTGGATTTCTAGAGTTTATTTTGTATATTTTAAATACACCATAAAGATACTAAGTATGAAATTATTAAATGAAAAAAGGCAAGTTTATTACAATTGGTGTCCACAACAACGTTAAGGTTGGGTATGGAACAGTTGACTACAAAGACTTAAAAACAATCTACATCCAATTAAACTCATGGACTCAACCCGATACTGAGGATTGTGACTTCGATAGATTAATCTCCAAAACAAGAAGACTAATAAAAGATACCATCTACAATTTAAATTGTGAATATTTTAAACCACAATCAATCGTTGATTTAGATATAAAGACCAGTGGCATTAAAACCAATAAAAGGTCCTTTATGGATTTAGAGGTAACATTATACGTTGAAAAACATTTTGATGTTCGGTCAAAAGAAATAAAACAAATCGTATCAGACCTATCTGAAAAACTAATAGATTCAGTCTTAGTTGATGAATCTCTCTTTAATTTCCACGAAACAAAGAATTAATTACGTTAACGAGGTATTTATTATGAAAAAGATAAATGAAAATACTCGGACCTAATGAAACTGGAAAAGGAATATTAATTGAGTACGACGCCGGTCACGTTTCTCCACAAGATAATCATAAAATAATATCCGAAATGAAGGGAATGGATTTCTCTGAGGATATTATTTTGTATGCTGTTTTGCAAAAATATGATACACCTAATAAGAATGGTAGAATATACCCTGAAGTATTATTAAAGAGAGAAAACGAAAAATATCAAACCCTAATTAAAAAAGGTGGTGCTCTAAACGAGTTAAACCACCCATCATCATCACTTATAGATTTAGATAGAGTTTCCCATTCAATCACTGAAACGTGGTGGGATGGTAAAATTCTTATGGGTAAAATTAAATTATTCACTTCACCAGGTTGGAAGAAAATGGGTATCGTTAGCACTAAGGGTGACCAAGCTGCGATGTTACTTATGAACGGGGCTACGTTGGGTATTTCATCAAGGGGTGTCGGTTCTCTAAAAAACGTTAGAGGTCAAAACATTGTACAGGAAGACTTTGAGTTAGTGTGTTATGATTTAGTGTCATCTCCATCTACTCCAGGTGCCTATGTCTTTAGAGACCCGAGTGATAGGGAACAATACCAAGAATCTACCGAAGAAAAACCACAACAAGTGGATAAAATGAAAAATCTAATGAGTACGTTGGATAGTTTTTTATCTAAATAACCAATTTATTTAAGATTATAACACAGTAAAAAGTACTTTTTTACATAATGACAATATTTATAATAAACTAATTTTTTAAAATGAGCGAAAAATCTATCTTAGAACAAGCGTTACTTCAAGTACAAACACTTGAGGAGGCAGTAAAAGCAAATGCAAAAGGTATACTTGCTTCAACAATGAAACAAGAAATTAATGATTTGCTAAAAGAATCTATGGAAGAAGAGGAAGAGGTTTATGAACAACCCGATTCTGAAGAAGAGACACAGGATGATGTACCAGTTAACACTGGGGATGACGAAGAAAATCTCGATAATGATGAGTTAGATGCTGAAGAAACATCTGACGATGAAGAAATATCAAAAGATATCGATTCATTGGATTCTGAAGATGAAGACGAAATGCCTAATATGGGTATGGGTATGGATTCTGAAGATGAAGACGAAGAAGATGTTGTTGACATGACTGATGCTGACGAAGACGAAATTTTAAAGGTTTTCAAAGCAATGAGTCCTGAAGATGGTATCATCGTTAAGAAAGATGCTAATCACATTGAACTATCGGATGGTGATGACGAATACATCATCAAGTTAGAAGATGAATCTGAAGAAGAAACATCATTTGACATGAACGAAGACGATTCTTTTGACCTTTCAGGTACTGACCTTGAGGGAAGTGAAGAAGAAGGAGATGAAGGCGTAGTTTATGAAATCGAACTTGACGAACCAATGGAAGGTGATGAAGAATTTTCTGAAGAGGAATTTGAAGAACCAATCGAAGGTGATGTAGAAGAGGCGGCCAGAACTAAGTGGAACACTCACGGTGATAAAGCCGGAGCGGACAGAGCAGGTCTTAAAGGTAAAAAAGTTTACGCAGCGGGAGCAATCAACGAAGAGGTTGCAACCTTGAGAAAACAAAATGCCGAATATAAAAAGGCTCTTGTTATGTTTAAAGAGAAACTTAACGAAGTTGCAGTGTTTAATGCAAACTTAGCTTACGCTACACGTTTGTTCACTGAACATTCAACAACGAAAACAGAAAAATTAAATATCTTAAAGAGATTCGACTCAATTTCAACCTTGAAGGAATCTAAGAATTTATACAGTTCATTGAAATCTGAATTAGACGTTAAAAAACCAATTTCTGAATCAGTGGTTGAAAAAATCACATTAACTCCAAGTACTTCATCTTCTACTCAAGTTTTATCTGAGTCAAAAGCTTACGAAAATCCACAGTTTAAGAGAATGAAAGATTTAATGTCAAAAATAAAATAAAAAATAAAAATTAAAAACCAAAAAAAATACTAAAATGGGAGCATTATTAGAATCAGGTATGGTAGGTAACATCGGGTTAAAACACCTTAGAGTTATCAAAGAAGATACCATCAAAAAATGGGATGACTTAGGTTTCCTAGAAGGTCTTGACGGCCATAACAAAGATAACATCGCGCAATTGTATGAAAACCAAGCGTCTTATTTAATCAACGAAGCAGCAGTTTCTGATGCTAGTGGTTCTTTCGAGACT